AGTTGAAGCTAAATCTATGATTATTAAAAAACTACAACAAATTCGTCAAGTCACAGGAACATTCTTAAAGACTGATGATGGTTTCAAAGTCACAAACGCCGAAGGGTTCGTGGCGGTGGACAGGCTACAAGGCAACGCAGTTAAACTGGTTGACCGATTAGAATTTAGCCAAGCTAATTTCAATGCTGCGAAAAACTGGTCTGCTTGATGCGTTGAAGTTTGTTTTTATATAAATAACAATATGGATAAAATATATTGTATCACAAACAAAATCAATGGTAAAAAATATATTGGTTTTACTTCTAGGCCAATAGAAAAAAGAATAGCTGAACATTTTTCACCATCTTCACATAAGTCTGGCTACGCTATACATAAAGCTATAAAAAAGTATGGTAAAGATAATTTTGAATATTGTGTATTGTATGAAGGTTTAGACGCACTTGAGAAAGAAGATTCATTTATTAAAAAAATAGATTGCAAATATAATATGACAGATGGAGGTAGTTTGCCTCCAAGTCAATTAGGTAGAAGATGGAATCACACACAGGAAACTAAACGAAAATTGTCTGAAATTTCTAAAGGTAAACCAAAAAGCGACAAACATAGAAAATCTATGAGTGAGGCTCGCAAAGGAAATAAACCTTGGAATAAAGGTCTAGTCGGTGTTCAAACAAGTGTGTGGAAAGGACAAAGAAATAGTCCAATGACTTCCAAATGGAAAATAACAAAAAATAATATAACAATGATAATTGAAAATTTAATTCTATGGTGTGATAGTAATGGTTACAACAAAAATACGGTAAAATATCATTATTACAAAAATTCTTGGCCGTATAAAGATATACAAAAAATAGAAAAGGTACAATAAAATGGCATACGATTTAACCAAAATATTACAAGAATATGGCGACAACGATTTTGGCTTTACAGCTGTAGATGAAGCAGAATATAATGCTGTTATTGCACAGAAAGATGAAACGGTTGAAGAATATAAATCAAGACTTCAACAAGTAGAAAAAATTATAATGCCTCTTTTAATTAATTTATTAAAGACAGCAGACCAACCTATCATTAAATGGCCAAACCGTAAACCTATTTTAGAATCACAAATTCAAAAAATTGTTACTTTAACTAGAGATTAGAATGAAATCGTTTAAACTTTTCATAACCGAGGCCAAACAAGAAGGTGCGGGCTTGACAATATTTGATATTGATGATACACTATTTAAAACTTCTGCTAGAGTTATTGTTAAAAAAGGTGGCAAGATTGTTAAGAAATTAAAACCACATGAACATAACACTTACGATTATGAATCAAAAGGTGAAACACCAGATTTCAAAGAATTTAGGAATGCTAAAAAGTTTAAAGAAGAATCTAAACCAATAGAGAAGATGTTTGCTAAAGCAAAAGCTATCTTAAAAAATGTCCTAAATAAACCTGAAAGTAAATTCATCATAGTTACAGCAAGAGATGATTTTGATGATAAACAAACATTTTTAGATACATTTAAAAACCATGGGTTGGATGTATCGAATGTTCGCATTGAACGTGCTGGTAAAATTAAAGATGTATCAGGTTCAGCGGCACAAAAGATGATAATTATACACAATTATCTTAAAGCAGGAAAATTTAAAAGAGTTCGTTTATTTGATGATAGTATTGATAACTTAAATATGTTTTTGAAATTGAAAAATCATTTCAAAGATGTAGATTTCGAAGCTTACTTAGCAAAAGATGACGGTTCTATTAAAAGGGTAAGATAATGTTAAAACAGGTCAATGGCCGCTGGGCATTAGTGTCGAAAAAGACACAAAGACCTTTAGCATATTACAAAGGTGAAGGTAAACCATCTGACGAATGGGTTGCTAAACATGAAAGAAGAATTCAATTCTTTAAGAGTGGTTTGGGTGAAGCTGTAAATATTAAATCTGATATTTTACCAAAGTCGGGTGCAGGACAAGATGGTACAGATACATTATTAAAAACATACCGAAAAGATACACCGGGTCAATCTAAAATTATAGGATTCAAGCAATATCGCAAGACTAAATAAAATATATTATTGGAGTTATTATGAAAGATATAGTGGTTGGTTGCATTACTGGTTATGACTTTGACAAAATTAAACCTTGGGTCAATTCGTTAGATACATGTGGTTTTACTGGCACCAAGGCCATGATTTGTTACAATGTAGATTATGAAACAACTGAAGAGCTAGTCAAACGTGGTTACACCATCTTTGCATTTAAGAAGAATGATGAAGCTAAACGATTTGAATACAAAGATAATTTTTCTATCGTTGTTGAACGATTCTACCATCTCTGGTATTTCTTAAAAGGTTTCAAAGGACAATATCGCAACATCATTACAACCGATGTTAAAGATGTGGTCTTTCAAACCAACCCATCTCTATTTTTAGAACGAGTAATCAAAGACGGCAAAAAGATTAATGTTGCCTGTGAATCTATTCGTTATAAAGATGAAGATTGGGGAGATAACAATTTACTTAAATCATTCGGTCCGTTAATTCACGAACACAATCGTGACAACCTCATTTATAATGCAGGCACAATCTCTGGTGATTTTGATACCATGATTGACACCTTTCTAAACATTTATCTACTATGTAATGGTTCAAATCCATTTATTGAAGGTGGTGGTGGACCAGACCAAGCTGCATTAAATGTTTTATTACAATTAGAACCATACAAATCAATTACTAATTTTGCCATGAGTGAAGACGGTTATGCCGCTCAATTAGGCACAACAGGCCCACAAATACAAGGTAAATATGGTGCTAGGGTGGTTGAAAAAACTCCAATTTTAGTAGATAATATGGTTTGCACTAGCAACGGACAAGTATTCTCTTTGGTTCACCAATATGATAGAGTGCCTGAATGGAAACAATTAATCGAGAAAAAATATGAATGAAATTTTAATTATAGATACTGCGAGTAACACAATTAGACAATCTGAAAAGTCGATGAATGGTAAACAATGGATTGAATATCAACTAGCTCAAGGAGAATATGTTTCAGGTAAAGGTATTGTTGATATTATAAATGAAAATTATGGTGAGGTTACTGGTTGTGAGGTTGGTGTGTGTTTAGGTGTAACAAGTGAATATTACATGAACAACATTAAAAATCTAAAGAAATTATATTGTGTTGATAATTATCCTGAATATGTCGATTGGACAAATTTCGTTATTGACCGTGAAAAACAAGATGCGATGAAACAACATGCGTATAAACGTTTAGAAAAATATAAAGATAGAATAGAATTTGTGTATGAACCAAGCACAGAATTTGCAAAAACTATAAGCGATGAAACATTAGATTTTATTTTTATTGATGCTGACCATAGCTATGAAGGAGCATTAAGAGATTTTGAATCATATTATCGAACTGTAAAAACTGGTGGACTTTTCTCTGGCCACGATTTCACTTTGCCAGGTGTAAATAAAGCTTTAAATGAATTCTTTAAAGATAGGTATTCAGAGATAAAAGAATTAGAAAATAATGCTTGGTACATAATAAAATGAACAACATTATCTTTGTCCCTGTAGGTCAAGAGTTATCATTCCATGAAGCTTATGATAAGAATAATCATTGGCGATATACTAAATCTAATAGAGATTATGAAATTATAGCTTATCAATATAATGATTTTGATATTGAGCCAGACACCTACGATTATTTGGTTAAAGATGTTGGTTTTAAATGGGATTTAGCAAAACATTTTCTTGACACTTTTGATTGGCGAGATTATAATTACATAGGTTTTTGGGACGATGATTTAGTTACTGATATTCAAAGTGTCAATCGTGGTTTTGAATTAGCAGAAAAACATGATATGAAACTTTTTCAATTATCAACACTCGCTGGTTCAGCGTCTTCTCATGCGGTGCTACACCAAAATAAAGAATGGGTTTATAGTAGAACTAATTTTATTGAAGGCATGGCACCATTCTTTCATACTTCATTAATACCAATTCTATTAGAATTTTGGGAGTATCATAAAGTTTATAGTGGCTGGGGATTTGATATGATATTCTCATCTATCTGCCGTGAAAAGGCAGGAGTAATACATGAAGTTTCTATGTATCATCCAGATAGACCAAGTAACTATGATAAACATAAAGCCTTTCTTGAGATGGAAGAAATACTTAATAAAGTTTATCCTAAATTTATGCAAGACAAATATGGCAATCTTGACAAAAAAGATATTGATTGGTCAGGTTCTCAAAGACACGAAGTTGTATATGAATTCACACTAAAGGGCTAGAATATGGATGTTATTAACACAAGCAAACTTAAAAAAACAAAAAAAGAATATGTAGTTGACAATCAAATTAGAGGTCGTAGCTACTCAAGTAATCATGCTAAATTACTTAAACATATGGACCGCTTAATTGATTTGCAACAAGGTAAACGCCCAAGACCTGTGATGTTTCATATGTCACCTTGCAACCCATGTAATTTAACATGTTCATTCTGTTGTTTTGCTAATCGTGCTATGAAAGAGATGTTGACTGTTGAGCAAATGAAATCAGCCATTGACCAATTTCACGCTCTTGGTGCCACTGGTATGGAATTTACAGGTGGTGGAGAACCAACATTACACCCACAATTAGATGAAGTCATTGAATACGCCTACAATAAAGGTTTGAAAATTGGTATTTGCACCAACGGTTCAAAACTTAAAAAGATTAAAAACTGGCATATGATGAGCTGGGTTCGCCTAGGCATGTATTCATGGGACGAAAAGAAACCATACCCATATCACCTTGAAGTATTTGAAGGATTAGATATTGAAATCTCTGCTGCCTACGTTTGGGATGGTGCAATGGATACATCTACAAATCCTAATATTACTGGCGAATGGAAAGATCCAAAAGCTAAAAAGTTAGCATCAAACGAATATAAAGAAGAAAACTTTATGAAGATGTTAGCTTGGGTTGAAGAAAAGAAAATACCATGTCGTATCGCTTTCAATGCAATTAAAGACCCTAAAATTGTAGCACAAGATATTGAATCAATCAAAGTTTTAATTGCTAAACATGAAGAAAAACATGGTAAATTACAATACGCTTTCTTGTCTGATTTTAATTTCAAAGGCGAAAGAAGAAACAATCATTGTTACATGCACGGTGTAAAACCTTGTGTATTTACTGATGGTAATGTTTACGTTTGTCCTTCTGCTGAATTAGCACCAGAAAATAATTATCAAGTAAATGAAGAATTTAAATTATGTGATATTGCTGGCATCACAGACTTTTATAATTCGCAAGTTGGTGGACCAGATAACTTTAGAAGACACCATGATTGCTCATTCTGTAAATATGCTTATCAGAATGAATTGATTGATGACGTATTAATGCCAACAAAACATAACGAATTTGCATAGGACATATTATGAGTTTAAAAAAAGTATTTGATGAGAAGTATTTTGAAGATGGTGTTCGTAGTCGTGTAAGCGCTTACGAAAACTATCGTTGGATGCCAGAGAGAACAATTCGTGAAGCTTCATCAATCATTAATAATATACAATTTGATAACGTATTAGATTATGGTTGTGCTAAAGGTTTCATGGTATATGCTATGAGGTTGCTTGGTAAAGAAGCTTACGGTGTTGATGTATCAGAATATGCTGTTACTCATGGCCATGAAAAAGTAAAACCTTATCTATCGGTTATTGAAACAACTGAAGATATTAAAGGTGGTTGGGATTTAATTATTGCTAAAGATGTTCTTGAGCATATACCAAAAGAACAATTACCAGAAGTTTTAGCTGCATTTCGTAGAAGATGTAAATATCTATTTGTTGGTGTTCCACTTGGTGATGGTAAACGATATAGAATCCGTGAATATGAAATGGATGTAACACATGTTGTCCGTGAACCTGAAGAATGGTGGTTGACCACTCTCGTTGAAGCCGGTTTCAAAATTAAGTATTTTGATTATCAATTTGGCCATTTAAAAGAAAACTGGACAACCTCCCACCCACACGGCAACGCATTTATTGTGGCGGAATAATGGAACACTTTTATCAAGAATTACAAAAACAAACATTCTTTAATTATCACAATGTTTATGATTATATCATTGACCAATTCAACGAAGCTAAATTTGTTGAAATAGGTGTTTGGCGTGGGCAATCTGTATGTTATGCGGCCGTGGAGATTATCAATAAAGGCAAGAATATCACTATTGATGCTATTGATACATGGGAAGGTTCACCTCAAGAAAATTTACATTTGAAAGATCCGCATGAAGAAGGAACACTCTACGATACATTTCTAAAGAATATAGAACCAGTTAAACACATAATCACTCCTGTGCGAATGGATAGCGTCCAGGCATCTTCCAGATATGAGGATAGGTCATTAGACTTCGTTTTCATAGACGGTTCTCACCTATATGAAGCTGTCAAGGCAGACATCCAATCATGGTTGCCCAAAGTTAAATTTGGTGGATTTATTGGTGGACACGACTATGACAACTATGCAGAACCACTAAACGGAGTAAAACAAGCTGTTGATGAAGCCTTTGGAGAAGATAAAAGAATCTATAATCCAGGCTGGGGTAGTTGGTTGCATCATCTAAAAGCATAAATAAACGATAATAATTAACTGCTGTAGAGGCGGAAGAATGAAATTTAAAGACTTTTTAATTAAAGAATCAAAAGATAGACATGCCGTTTTGGCATTCGGAAGACTTCAACCACCAACAACTGGCCATGAAGTTCTCGTCAACAAAGTCAAAGATGTAGCAAAACAACATAATGCTGAGCATCATATTGTATTGTCTCACTCTAACGACCCAAAATCAAATCCTCTCTCAGCAAAACAAAAAGTTAAACACGCCAAGCGTTTCTTTCCGGGCATGAACATTAGGACCTCTGATAAAGAATCTCCTAACTTTTTGACACAGGCTGCAAAATTACATAAGTCTGGTGTAACCCACCTACACATGGTGGCAGGTTCAGACCGTATACCAGAATATAAAAGAATATTAAAGAAATACAATGGCACACATGAAGGTGCTTTATTTAATTTTAAAAAGATTGATGTTCATTCTGCTGGTGAAAGAGACCCGGATGCAGAAGGTACCACAGGCATGTCAGGTTCTAAAATGAGAGCTCATGCAGCTGCAGGTAAATATAATGAATTCAAAAAGGGTGTGCCTAAACACCTATCAGATGAACACGCAAAAGAGTTATACCATGACTTGCGTAAAGGTATGAATATGAAAGAAGACATCAATGAAACCTTTACAGATATTTTAAGCGAAGGCGTTCACGACCAAGGTATATTCAAAGCAGTATTTCTTGCTGGTGGTCCAGGTTCTGGTAAAGACTATGTGTTAAGTAATACGCTTGAAGGCCAAGGTTTAGTAGAAATTAATTCAGACAAAGCGCTTGAGTTCTTAATGGATAAAAAAGGCCTTGATAAAACAATGCCTGCTACTGAAAAAGATAAAAGAGATATTGTTCGCACACGAGCAAAAACAATTACAGAATTAAAACAAAGATTAGCATTACTTGGTCGCAATGGTTTAATTATCAATGGTACAGGTGATGACTATGAAAAGATTTCTCGTATCAAAGAGAAGTTAGAAGAATTAGGCTATGAGTCAGCGATGATTCTTGTCAATACTGATGATGAGATTTCTAAACAACGAAACATTGAAAGAGGTCAACGAGGCGGTCGTACCGTGCCTGAAGATGTTCGTAAAGAAAAATGGGATAATGTTCAACGCTCAAGACCAGAAT